CTTCACATGGAGTAACTTTAGCAAAAATTTCTTCACTAGACATTAATTTTATTATTGCATAGAATTCTTCATTCATTTTGATTTGAGATTAACTGGTACAATTTCATAATTAAATTTCTCTTGATTGTAAATTTTAATTCTTTCGACTAAGTGATTTAATGTGTAGTTTTTCTTTGACTTGTAAGTGGTGTCGTCAGCAATATCATATAACACTGCTTGATTCTTCTTGTCTCCTTTTCTTAGAACTCTACCGATAGACTGTAAGTTTCTAATTCTTGACTTGGATGGTGATGCAAAGATTACGTTATGAAGGTTCTTAATATTGATGCCTGTTGAAAAAGTTCCGTATGAAGCAACAATAATTGCATCCTGCTCTTGTTCTGTAATTTCTCTTACTCTTTCTCTTTCTTGAGCATCAATGCCACCATGAACATAAAATACTTTTCGATTTCCTTTCACAGAATTATTTATTAATTCGTAAAGTGGTTCACCATGGGTAGAAACCCTACTGAATAGAACAAGAGTGTTACCTTTCAAATCCAATACTAAGTTCTTAATAAAATTATTTCTTTTCTCATGTCCAATAATATATTGAACTTCATCCTCATAAGTTTCAAACTGATATGAATCATGTTTAAGTAAAAGAACATGAATTTGTAACTGAGAAAGATGTCCTTTATCAATGAGTTCTTTTGTTTGTGTGACTTTGTATGATGGTCCAAACAATCCTTCTAGTACCCACTTATGCGTCTGTGTGCCATCTAAAGTACCAGTGAAACCAAATCTGTACTTTGCACTATCCATCTTCGTCATGATACTGACAAGAGACTTAGACTTAAATAAATGTGCTTCATCACCAATAACTACTTCAAAATCTTTGAAGAACGGTCTTGGTAATTTGTAAATGGATTGCCAGGTTGTAATTGTAACAGGATACTCATTTGTTTTCTCTCTGCCAGAGTAGATCTTATGACAGTATTCCTCAGCATTCCAACCATAATCCTCAAAGTCTTTGAACATCTGTTCTACTAAAGAAGTGGTAGGAACAACAAGAAGAATTTTTTTACCTTTCTCCGCAAAGTATCTCACTACAGAATAAATCATCAACGACTTACCTGATGCAGTTGGTGAGATTAAAAGTTTACGATTGTATTTTAGAGCATCAAAGACAGCATCAACTTGATAATCTCTTGGTTTAAATCGAGCAATACGAGTCATGTATTCTTTGACCCCTTGATAAGAGATTGTTTTATTCTCTTCAAATGGAGGACCGTAGAACTTGTTATTTTCAAATTCTACCGAATATCCATAGTTCTTTGCCCATGCAACTACTTTATCAAGTAGTCCCACATAGATCTCACCAGTATGTGAACTATACAGTCTTATCTTTCCGTCCCAATACTTGCTACGGTATTGAGGCATGAACTTTGCACCAGGAACATCAAACGTAAAATGATCTGATAGTTCTTGATTAATGTATGGTTCTGTTTTGACTGTGACGTAAACTTCATTTTTCTTGCGAATCACCAGGTCAGACATCAACTATATCCTCTTATAAACTGCTGCCACTCAATTGAGTTTTTAATTTGGTATGTTCGGTTATTAATTGTTTTAAGAATACTATCCAAGTAATTTAACATTACCTGGTAATAATCCATTTTGCTAAGTATCTTGATGAGATCTTCATCTGCATCCATATACTTATCTACATCCTGTCGCAAAACCTTGTGATCAAATGGTTTTTCAACATACACTTCTGGGTCTGCCTTACCCGTGTAATATTGCCATTTTTCTTTTTTAAGTTGCTTAAACTTATTCTCTTCTAATTTTTTAAGTAAGAGAATATTGTTTAAAATTCTATAGTATTTTGCATGAAGAGATGGAATCTTTGTAGATTCTGTGTGTAACTCATCTTCGTCTATTTTTGAATCTTCTTCCCATAACGATTGAATTTCATCAAGATTCATACTTTACATCATAAAACTTCTATACTATATATCGAGTATTTGAAAGTCGCTTCTGCGGTAACGTAATTGACATCAGAAGCAGTTGCATCAAAATTAATTGTAGAAAGATTAGAAGGAAAAACGTCCTTAAAATCAATTCTGGCAACTTCATTAAAATTACTGTTGTAGATAAACAGACTTGCATCTGAGTACTCATTCATTTGATCTTTGAATGATGTACTTGGATTATACACATCTCCTTTTTTTAAATCTGTAAATTCTTGAACTGATTCAGGATAACCCAATCCTCTCAACCAGTTATGAACTTCAAGATAATTAGTTAAATCTTCATCGACAAAAAACTTTAACGTAAAATCTTGATACGTTAGTTTGTCGCCTGGGACGGGAATATCTTTCAGATACGTTGGCTGTACCGCAAATCCAAGACTGATACCAGGAATTGATGCAGAGTTTGAAAAGAAGTCTGCTTTCGGTACTTTGGTAATTGAAAATTTAAATCCAATAGGAGAAAGATAATTCCTATTGTCAATTTGATTCACCCACGGCGTTGTCATTCTCCTCCACCTCCTCCATTACCATTTCCGCCATTCCCATTGCCATTACCACCGTTGCCACCATTAGAACCACCATTCTTTGATCCATTAGAATCCTCGGAATCGTTGTCATTATCTTTTTCAAGATAACCACCTCTACCTACGTGATAACCACCAGGAATCTTCTTACATTTTTTATCGGTAAAGCAGTAGTAATAACCAACTTTACATCTTTTTGTTGCTGCTTCTTCAATGAACTGATAAAACGCTTTCATTGTTTTATCTTTATTTAGTATCTAAAGTGTGCTCCATTATCATTGCAAATAATCTGGTCTTGAGCACTAGAAGATATTCTTGTTCTTCTGCTGGTCTTCTAGGGGAACCTGGCCAAGTTTCTATAGCAAAACAGATATGACTATAAAGAGCTCTAACCTCGTCTATGCCCATGTACATTGTAAGCAACCATTCTTCTTCTGGGGCTTCCATGGGTCATTGTTCTTAGGGATACATAAAAATTATTTAGACACAAAAAAAGAGGATCCGAAGATCCTCTCTTTATTATTGAACACGTTCACACAAATAACCGTATTGTTTGGTCATATTGTTGTATGACTTTGTTGTTCTCCAGACTCGTCCTGACATTCTCAAATTTGATGGAACACTCGGACGACCTCGGTTGTCATCAACATCGGACTTGGAGCAAGCTTTGAAAAAGGCATCTCCTACCTTGTATTCTGGATCACGCCAGGGATAAGTGCATTGGCGTCCTTGTCCAGAACCAGATCCCAATTTTTGAATGTGCTGGCGATGACTTTGACGAATACGGGTAAAGGCAATAAAGTTTTCTTGTTGGTTTACTTGATGTGATTGCATTTGGTTAAACTCCATTTCAAGTGCGTCACTGATCGGTTGATAAGGTTCAAAGGAATTCATGTTTGATCTGATTGACTATGGGTAAATTATAGATGACTTTGCCCAATCTGTCAAGCATAAAAAAAGGACCCCGGAGGGTCCTGAGGAGTGTGAATAGTGCATGGAACGTTCCATGCATTTTGATCACATAAGGTTGTCAACGCGGACGCGACGATAGTAGCGGTTAGCGTTCGCCTTGATACGTCCCAGACCTTGGGTGGTTCCTTCTGCGAATGGATTAGCGACCATGCCGTAGCGAGTCTTAAATCCGATTTTGGGCTGGAAGGAGTTCTCACCAACGGCACGAACCATTTGGAGAGGAACATATGGGCAGTAGAACATGCCAGCGTCATAAGGTGAAGAACCCTTATAACCAGCAACGAAGTACTGATTTGCTGCACTGTTTGCAGAATAAGGATCGATGTATACACGATACTTACCTTGCAGAACACCAGCGAAGGTGTTACCAGTATCATCAACGTTGAGGTTAGCGTTCAGAGCTGGAGTGTAATCAAGTACACCAGCCATGGTCAGTGCGGAAGCAACGTCTGCAGAACACAGAATCATGTTGCCCTTTCCTCTACGAGTTCTTTGTGCGATAGCGTTTGCTTCGCGCTCGATTTGGAACAGAAGACCTTTGAACTTCTCAACTGACCAACGACCGTTGCTGTCAACGTCGAGGTCGAAGATGCCACTAGTAGCAACGTTTGCCTGAGCACCAGTTTCAGCAGCCTTGTAGATGGTACGAATAACTTCTCTGTTGATTTCAGCGAGGATTTCAGTAGAGAGGATGTTCGCCAGTTCTGCTTCAGCGTTCAGACCGTGGATTGCCTTGAGGTCTTGTGCCAGTTCCAGTGAATACTCAGCTTTGAGTGCTCTGGACTTAGCGGTTACAGTGACCTTCTCGATTGAGAACGCCATCTGGTTGAAGTGATCACCGTCCTCAGATCCGAGGTCT